ATATGAATCATCTTCAAATGTTATACAATACATCTTATTAGTTGTTTTTTTTAATACTCCTTTGAAATTTTCAAATCCCGTTGGAGTTTTAATTTTATATCTTGTATTTTTATGAAACACGTTTCGATTTTCCTGTTATAATTCTTCTTATGTACTGAGGACTTACATTATATATTTGAGAAAAATGAGAACAAAATACACTTTCATATGAAAATAATTTTCCGTTTCTTCTCATTTTTCCAAATAGAAAATGATCTATTTTTATTTTTTTAGCATAGTAATCACGTATTTTTATAGCGTCTTCATCTGTTATTTTATTATTACGTTTTCGAGCTTCGGATTGTCTTTTAAGACCTTCTTCTGATATATTTAAAGAACCTCTTTTTATTCCTTTAAATTTACTTGGTGTTCCCTTTTTTACTCCTCCAATACCAGGTCTTTTTTTGCCTTTTTGAATATTCGACATATAATCTTTTGGAAGATTTAATCTTTTAGCTATCATGACACATGCTCCATAATCACCATTTTTATAATGAATATCATAATGTTCTTGAATAGAAACAGCTTTAAGATTTTCTATTGAATTGTTATTTCTATTTCCATCTATATGGTGAATTTCAAAAGTTCTTCCTTCATTATCTTTAGGAATTGGGCCATAATAAGATTCGTAAATTTTTCTATAATTTTTAGTTTTCATATTTTTTATCCTTCCTCAGATAAATATTTATAAAATCTGAGGAATTCTGTATTAAACTAAATTGTATAAATCTTCAATCGACATTTTTAAGACTTCATTAGTTTCAGTGTCTAAAACTTCAATTTCAGTTTCACCGTGGAGGCAATTAAACTCCTGCTGGAACTGTTCTTCTGAAGTGTTTCTAATAGTCTGTTCTTTCCATGCTTCATCTCTTCCTGGAACTGCTGACCAGTGAACTTCAATAGGCAAATAATCAGACTTACCTGCTTCTGCACGAATCCACATAGTATAGAAATGATTCATTCCCTTGGGAGTAGAAACAACTATGATCTTTGTCTGAGTACCTGCGGTGATAACAGGATATGTTGAAGTGAAAAATTCTTCGGCAATGTTATTAGGTACGAATGCAAACTCGTCAAGGAGAATAGCATCATATGAACCTGATCGGAGACCGTCAGCAGATGTAGCAAAGGCTCCTATCTTTGATCCATTTTCTAATTCGATATTTCCTTTGTTCCATTCAATGATACCTGACTGAAGCCAAGGAGGAAGATTTTCATAGGCAAGCTTAAGTCTTTGAAGAATACCGTTAGCAGCCGAACCTTTGTGAGCCAGAATGGCAACATTATAGTTCTCATTGAAAAGAATAGAATGAAGGAGAAAAGCTACTGTTGTGATAGTCTTACCGCTCTGTCTAGGGATCTTACAGATTACGAATCGATTATTGATAAACTTAAGAACCATGTCCTCTTGGAATGGATACAAGTCAAAGGAAATGATACCCTTACCTAGAGCAACGATCTTGACGTAATTTCGAATGAAGTAAATGGGATCCTTGACGCATTTTTTATATTCGTTCAGTTGATTCTGTGTAAGAGCAATATCAACGAATGCTCGGCGGAGTTTGGGATTACCATTATAACCAGTAGGTTTAGCCATTAATCTTTTTTCTTTTCAATCTTCTTCAATTTCTTATAGTAGTCTGGGTCCTCACCAAGGTGGGCTAATGCAATCTGTCGAGCCACAGTAACTTTAGTTGTGTGCTCATGTTCAGTTTTGATTCCATGTTCAAGTTGTCTCTTAATATACTTCTCGGAAACTTTATGCTTCTTAGCAAGGGCAGAAATAGACAGGACTTTTTTATTTAGGAACTGTTTAAAAGACTTCATTCTTCTTCCTTAATTTTTCTTAGGAGGTCCGCAGAACTTCCGACGAATACTGCCTTTTCGACGTTGATTCGACTATCTGTGTCTTTCTTCTTATCATCTGTTGAATTAAGTTCTTTTGTCTTAGCCTGAAGATCATATAAGTCCTTGGTCATATCAGCTATTGTTTTCATCATAGTAGACATGACTTCATATGCTCTAGGACTTTCAGATTGCCTAGCAAGATCCTTCATGTCATCCATACTAGTCATACCAGTATCGATAAGAGTTCTTAACGTCTTTCTTCCAAGATTATAGTCTTGAACTTGATCTTCACCTGTCGTTATAACGGATTTAGATGGTGATTCATGTTCAATTACAGTTGTTGTTTTTCTTTTCTTAGTAGTCGGAACTTTTTTTCTTGGAGGATTAATAACTTCTTCCACCATTTGGATTCCTAATGTTTCTGCAAGAGCTTTATTTGTGTTCATTTCATAGTGTCTCCGGGAATTCAGTAATTGATACAGTATATCCAAAATCATCTTCCGGTTCGGCTGTAATAGGATTAGGTTCTACAGTAATACTTGCCAGTTTAAGTGGAGTAGAATCAAAGCTTTCCAATGTATATGCAGCATTTGTATTCAGTGCTCGAATAGTATTATTAACACTGAATCTTCCTTGAGCACCACCTATGACAAGTTTATCGAGATTAGGATCCCATGTCAAAACTGTTCCATATGCATTTGCTGTCTGATAATTACTTCCTTGATAGACTGTATCTGAAATCTTGAATGTTCCATTATTACCTGCATCCATATTCATTCTTATTACATAACCTGCAACCAAAGAAGGATCATTGAAGATGTTGGCAATAGACTTTCGGATGATCTTGGGAGTAGAAATTGGACCAAACAGATAACCTTTCAGAGTGAAAGTCAGAGTCCAATAAACATATCGAACAGTATCAAATCCTCCCTCATACTGAATATTCTGGTTATTCGAAGTTAGAATGATAGGAATGTCTTTCAGAAAACCGAGTTCTGCAATCGGTGTGACCGTGACTGTATAGTCTGGATTAAAGTATGGAAGAATCTGCTCAATTATATGATTACCGTCGTCGATAGTCTTAGCATATAAGTTGACTTCAAACATGAAATCATAAGGAGTCCCCATGAAAGTAGACTTGGCAGTTGTAGTAGAGTTTCCTTTTGCATTTCTAGCTAAAGGATTCTGCTGTCTTACTGGATCATATTCAATCTTAGTAAGTTCGAATGATATCCGAGGAAGATTGATCTGAGTTTCTTTAAGAAGATCGGGATCAGATTCAAATCTAGTAACAAACTTATCCTTAGGACCATATGTCACAGGAACTTTAAATCTCTGAATTTCTATGTCAGAATCTTTTTCGTATCGAACAATATTGATATTGTTCAGCATGTTTCCCATTATGATGACATACTTTCGAAGAAGACTATAGTAAAAATGTTCGTTGTTTAACGTTGGAGTAACTCTCCTTTCTTTTTATTCGAAATTCTATTTGAAACAAATCGAGTGGGTCAAGGATTTCCAAATGGATTGCTTGTTATACTTATGAAATTATTAGCTTCCGTCTGAATCTGTTTATTCTCAAACAGATCATAATATACATGATCACCAAGTGTATCTGCTTCAGTAACGGAATTGATTGTATTTGAAGTTACACCCACAACATTTCCAGTTGAAAATTCTCCCTTTGTTTCTATGACATAAAGCTTATTGTTTGAAGGAATCCAATTACTGACCTTGGCTATAGCTGTTGCAGAAACTAGATTTGCTCCTTGGTATACTGTTTCTCCTATGATATAATTTCCATTGCCAGAAACAGATAATTCGATTGTGTATTTCATGGCTGAATCGATAACATCCAGTTCTTCCACTCCCGTGTCGATCTTTTCATTGTTATAACGGAATGCTTCACATCTCAGTTCGTAAATGTATGGGGTTTTCTGTCCTTTGGTAAAGAATAGAAGTTCTTCTTCAACGAATTTGATTTCAAAAATCTTGTTCATGACAGGAATGAAAACCAGGTCACCTTCTCTAGGTCTTCTGGCTACAAGAGAAGGAACATATCTTTCAAATGTTCTTTTTGCAATGACGAAGTTTGAAGTATCTCTGATTTCTAGACCAAACTTGGTGAAAAACTCAGAATCCCCTTCCCATCCCTGAACATTGGCAATATACATTTCCATCTGATATGCACGTTCAAACTTAGACTGAATATTCTCTCCAAATATCATATCAACATCTTCCCAATCTTCTCTGGGAAGATAGTAAACATCATGACCTTGAATCTTTATAGATTCAACTAACATATCTTCATAAATTCTTTGCTCATTTGCTTTATATTTGGTGCTGAAGTTGTTGAAAAAATGTGATGTCGCTATGACACTAGACTCCTATGTTTTCTTTCCCAATACTTTGATCGAGCAATACTCTGTTTTTCTTTTGTTTCTTCTGAAACAATTCTTCCTTTATGCATACCCTTTAGTTTATTTGATAAGTCTTTTTTCTTTTCCTCTGACCATCTTTTCCCATAGTTGGGATTATTTTCCCCTAATATGTTTCTATTCTTATTCATTTCTATAGCATTATTCTTTAATTTTTCTCTTGTTTCTTTTGATATAACTCTATTTTTATTGCTCTTTGCTACAGATATTTTATGATATTCTGATGTATATCCTTTATTATAAAAGTTATGCTTATCCATTCTGTTTAGCCAATGATTAGATTTTACTACTTTCATCCTTAATAAGACTTTTTGTTCCCATCTTATAGCATCTTCTCTATCTTCAAAAACTTTTCGTATTTCAATAATATCTGGTTCCCCGTGAAATTTTCGAAAATCTTTTACATAATTAGATGAAGTGAAATATTCTTTCCAAAAATCATTAGGATGACAGTTTTTTGCATATCTTACTCCATAATACCACATATTATGTTTAGTCCAACCTATCAAGTATGTATAGGGTTTATATATATTCATATTACTGGTGCTCCTTAATGGCATTAGAGTGGATAGAGACTGCAATCTCGTGATCCACATTTTAGTAAACTATTCAAATCATCCGACGAAAAATCGGCAAGGTTCTTCATAGGTAGTTCTTATTAACTGTTCTATTTCTGCTATTTCCTGAACAGCTTCATCATAAATTTGCTGACCATTCATAGTGATACCACCGGGTAGTTGCATTCCACCGAACTTTTTCATATTGTTTCCCCAGATTCTTTTAATATGAGCAGTTGCCAATCTCTTGAGCATTCTGTCATTGTAAACATCTGTATATGTCTCAGGATCGAGAATAATCCATCCTTCGATAACTATCCATTCTCCTGCTTCGACCTTATTATTCCAGTCCCAATCAATATAGAGTTTATCAGAATGTCTGTTGAATCTAATAGGGGTTTCACCAGAAAAAAGCATATCCAGGGTTCGAATATGCTGCTGGGTCATAACATAGTTGACATATGAAGTGGAGGTAAAATCGTATAGTTCATGGAGTCTTAGCTGATATCTAAGATCGAACATATTGACAGATGCATTTGTGGAACCAAGAGGAAAAATTCTTGTTATACCTATAATGTTTTCTGTTATAGGAATGTATTGATTCGTCTTATTTTCATCTGTTATCTGATGCTTAAGATACCATCTCTCTACTCCATCAAAATGAAAGTCTTGGAAATATTGAATTGCAGAATCTATGCAATCATCTACTTGGTCATCATCTACGTTAATATCGATAACTGGAAATCCAAGCTGTCTCAGGCACCAATCTTTTAATTGTTCTCTACTTGCAGGAATAGCCATATTTTTCCATTTCTAGTTGAAGTTCTTTTAAACATATTTATACTTTCATGGAAAAATATGTCAATATTAAACAACTGAAATTGAAATATCACATAGACTAGTATATTTCCCTATGCCACATTCAATAGTTGCCTTTTCTCCGGAGTCTAATCCCAATGGAATAAATTTAAATTTACCTCTTCCATGTTTCACGTCGATTTTTGAATGAGAAATATATCCTTTATCTGTTTTGACTGTAGCATGAAAATTGATTTCCATTTCAATACTGTCCATATTTTTATAGATAAATTCAATTTCCAATTGATCATTTTTATTTACCACTATATTTTCTGCTCTGAGTTCACATTTTGGCAGAAGTCTATTTGAAATATATGGACCTTCATAATCCGGAGAATAATCAATTATTTCTCCTTTTGAATTTGTTGTAGTTATTTTAAATGGAACATTGTCTTTTTGTTTTTGAACTATTAAAACAGCTTCTTTGAAATTTTTAGTTTCAGGATAAAACATAACACAAATAGGAAAATTTGTTCCTGCTTGCAAATGAGAAAGATATTTACTCTTTGAATTATAAGACTGAGAAAATGCATCAAAAGGAGGTATTGATGGAGACTTATAATATACATTTAGATTATCATCCCTCATTTGAATTTTACCAATATTACTTAATGGAAACATCATTAGACAGAAATCTCTAAAATCGTTTCTCATATTAAGATCGTCAAGTGTATATGTTTTTTCAAACGGCTCAGAATTTATAGTGATACTTGTTTCAGTCACATGAATTTTTATTTCCACATCTGAAGTTTTGTCTTCATCGGTATGAATGAAAAGCATTTTAAATTACTCCTTCTCTATTATTTGATCCCCACAGGTCTTTTCTCGACTCTGGTAAAACATCCTCATATGCTTCAATTCTATATGGAAGACATCCTGTCATTTCTTCAATTGCCGCAGCAAAGAATGGAATATGATCAGAAAATGCCGAATCGCAAGAAATTTTGAAAAGGTCGTCTTGAAGAAACATACAAGATCCTTTACATGCTTGTAGAACTGGACAATTTGAACACACATCTCTAAATTTCCAATGAGTTGCAGTTGTTAGTTTTACCTTATCTAGTCTAGAAACATGACCAATTAAATGCTGTCTTCCATTTGGCGCTGTTGATACTGAAGAAACATTCTGACAAGTTAATACATTTCCTCTTAAATCTACAGCTAAAGTATCTTCTCTGTCCATTCCACATTTTTGACCAAGACTATCTGCATTTCTTTCGTTTGTAATAGAATCGAACCATTCTATTATTCTTCTTTTGACAATTGTAAATTTTTCAGCTTCTCCATTCCTAACTTCATTAAGAGTGTTTCTTCTGAATTTGAAATGTTCATTTTCTCCATGAAGATTCATAGATTTACCCCCTTCGTCGTATGAATCTATGAAACTTCCTTCTCCTATATTGAACAATTTGAAATCTTCTCCAAACAGTTTTTCAAAATATTGTTGAACCTTTGCTCTAGATATATTATCTCTATGAATCATAGTATTAATTGAAACTTTTTCAGGTCTTAACTTGACCAATTTTAGAAAAGAAGCTTTTATTTTTAAATCATCAAAGGGATCTGGTCCTCTAACAAATTGTCCTGGGCCGTCGTGGGAAACTCCAACATTAATATCTAGATCATTGATCCATTCTATAATCTCATCATTTAAAAGAGAACCATTTGTTATCATTAGAAACTGAGCATTTGGAAATTTATTTCTCAATTTCTGAGATAGAGGTTTTAATGTTTTCCAATATGCTAATGGTTCTCCCCCCCAAAATTCAATTTTTTGAGGAGCAATTGGCAACCAAATATCCATCGATGACATAAATTTTTCAATATGGGAAGGATTAGTCTCATTCGCATTAGGAACAAATCTCTGAGAACAATATTCACATGAATAGTTACATGATAGCCCCAATTGAATTTTTAAAATTCTGATATTTTTTTTTATTGCTGGAGTATTCTCTGACGTTCTAAAAACTTCAATGTTTGGCAATTCTCTTGTTTTCTTAAAATGAATTTTGTTATTTTCATTTTCAAAGAAAAGTTCAGATGTTTGATTATCATAAATCAATTTTATCTTCGTCACATCTCTGATTGAATTATCAGGATTAAAGTTTGGTTTAGTACAGTATATGTTAAATTTCATTGATAAAAATACCTTCTTTAAATTATCCACCATTTCCACATGCACATACACAGTTGCAGTCGCATACGCAATTAGAAGCTTTACCTCTGAAAGAATCCATATCCAGAGCTCCAGAACTAAAAGCTACATATGTAACTCCAGTAAGATAATATTTTCCTCTATAATAGTTTATATTGAAAAGATCAGTATTTGCTGATCCGTAAGTTGATGGGTTTGGTAGCGATTGGCCTACAAACTCGTTTCTAATTTCTAATAATGAAATAGAATTAGGTGCACTAGGTAATACCATTATTTTTCAATCTCTTTTTTTGAAATCATAGCTTCTAATTTTTCTATCTGCTCTTGTTGTTCTTTGATTGCTTCTATTAATAATGGAATTAACTTTTCATAATGAACAGTTAAATAATTTTCACCTGATCGTGACTTCTCATTTCCATTTTCATCTCTCTACTCCATCGAAATGAAAGTCTTGAAAGTATTGAATGGCAGAATCTATACAGTCATCAACTTGGTCATCAT